CTCTTAACGAGTGACTTCTTTAGTTTTGCTGGCTCAAACTCTGCCGTTTCCAATGTTGCAGCCAACGCTTCTCCTGTAAAAGACGCAATCTTACTACTAGAACTCGCAGCAAAGGCACTCTGACCGCCTCTAAAGAAACGTGAGTCCAAAGACGTACCCAAAGCATCAATACTACTCGATATGGTAGCCAATGCCTCAAGTGTAAAACTAGGCGATATAATTGTGCCTATAAACTCATGGTCTAACTCAGCCAATGACCATCGACCAACAGCGTAGTTATACATAATTATCTTATTAGGTGTGCCTGTACTGCTTTCATTCGATACATACGACCACGCTACAACCTGATTTTCAGGGTCTATGCTACAACTTAATCTATCAAGTTCATGGGGTGACGCATCATTTAAAAAGAACTCGTCTACCTTTTCAGAACCAATCGGTATTGATCGCTCTCCATTAAACATAAAGAAGCCATCGGAGGCTAAATAAAATATCTGTGTTGGCGCAAGGGCTGCTATTGAATTAGGTATATCGCACCCATGCCCTGTCTCCACCATATCAAAGGTAAAGATCAAAGGAGAGCCGACATATTGCATCCTAGCAATACCTCTCTCTAATAAGACAACACCAAAGTCACCGCCCACTAAGCCAGTGATATTCCCAGCATCAGGTATGTCTTGGATATCAGCCTGATTGCTTCCTATAGTCCAACTGTCAGCATCGTTTATCTGACTCCATCGTACTCTTGATGGGTGAGTGTTAGAGCTATAATTTACATGAGCCGTAACCACAAAGTCTCTAATAACGGCAAGAAACTTAGCGTTTGGTGAGCCGGATACATTAGCAAAGGCACTTGATGACCCAAGTGTGTATTTCTGCAAAGCATTACTCAAACCACTTGCTGCATAAACACTATTGCCAAACTGCACAAACTTCCACTGGTCTTTGCTTGAAAGCGTGTACGCACCACTCTTAACGTCATCTAATGCTGCTGTTCCAGCGTTAAACTTCAATAGTTTTGTAGCGTTTCCGGCAAATAAATGTACTGTGCCAGCACTATCAACAGTCGCAAAGAACCCTCGCAAATAGGCATCAGCAGCTTGTGATAAGGTAGCTAATCCTAAGAAGGGTCTGTATCCTCTTGCAGCAGCTATAACATTTGTAGCCACTGTTGCACCACTTGAGTTCAATGGGGCTTGGTCAGGTAGCCACTCTCCGAAAGGTATCATGTAGCACCAAAGTCCTGTTTCATAGTTAATGCACCGCCACCAAATCGAGCCTGTTGTGTATCTCTTTTGACCTCAGTTAACGCTCTGCTAAACAACGCATCATATTGCGTAGCTCTAGGCTCATCCATTAGAAACGTATGAGCAGCAACGAGAGACCCATATAAATAACAATCTGGGTGGCGTGTTAATACTGTATTGCTTGTATTAGAGTCGGATAGGGCTGTAATGCCATTACCGAATATTATTTCTATTGTATTCACAGAGTCAGGTATAGGACGCAAATGGATATTTGTGCCTATGATTGTGTAGGATACTGGTGTGCCTTGTCCTTCTGAACTATGTGTCTTGTAAAAGGTATCAGGTGTAACAAACTCTAAAACCTTGTTTGGGTTGCTGTTTATCTTTACCACTCGTATTTCACGCAAATCTGTAGGCAAAGCATAGCTTTCTGTACCAGCCACAGTTGATACAGTCGTTGATGCTTCCTGTGATCGTGTATCTAACTCTCTTGACATTCTGGCTTCGGCTAATGAAATGAAGTCAGGGATATTGGTTGTTAAATCATCCCTTGCTAGGAAATTAGCTATTGAAGTCTGTAGGTTAGAGTAGGTATCTAAACTCATGTTAATCGACCACCAGTAGTTCTAAAGTGTTTGTTCTCAGGGTTTTGCAGCCATTTAAGCCACTTCTTTTTGTTGTGCTTGAAGTGACCAAACTTCTTTTGTAATTCAAAAAATAAAGGTGCTGGTATTTCAGCTATCTTTTGTTGATGCTTTTGGGTGTTGCCTATCAACGACCCATACCGATATTCACCCTCTTGCTTCTTAGCGAAATCAAGCACAGGAGACACATCAACTTTCGTGTTGACCTGAAGACCATCAACAGTGTCCTCAATCCATGTCTCTTTGCCCGTGTGTGGGTTTTTACTTAGTAATACTTTTCTCATTATATCCTCAAGAGGAGAGGGGGCTTTTACACCCCCTCCACCATTATATTTATGAAGTGTTTAGATCAAACACCGCAGCATGAGCCTTTGGCGCACGATTGATTAAGCAATACTCAGAGATGATTGCAAACTTCGTTGTGTCACCAGTAGGAGCTACATCAGACACTTGAAACATTCTGCCCGGCAAGTGACCGATTGCGTAGTAGTCACTATCCAACAGAAGTATCTCTGTGTTTGTTGCGTTTCTATCAATAACAGCATTTAGAGTTCCGAAATCTGTTAAAAACAGGGATACAGAACCTATTATTGCTGCCTCATTTGGTGCAGTCATATGTAACTGATTAGTCACAACTGAACCCGAACTCAAATTACTGAAGGCAACTTTATTAGCTGGGCTGAGGACAAGCATATCAGGCTGACCACCATCGTCATACGCTAACTTCATTGCACCTTCAATATCAGCCAACTCAAGAGCATCGTTAGTGCCTGACATTGTCGCTGCTGCTGAGCCGTTTCCATTTGCAGCGACTGCTGAATTTGACTCAAGAACAACATTGCTCATGTAGGACAAGAACTTTGCTGTCTTTCTTGGGTCAGAGGTAGATTTAGCCTCATTCTTAAATAAAGATTTTTCGATGTCTCTCATTATGTTCACCCTAGTTCGCTAAACTAGAGCCGTCTTTTCAGACTGCTATATGTCACCATATAGATCAGATCATATCATCAACCACTTGGGTTGCTCTGCGCTTCGAAATCGCTTGATTTCTACTTCCTTTCGGAATGATCGTTGCACCTTCCCCTTTCAGGGCTTGGCTCAGGATTGTCTCATTGAGATGTTCCCTGAGTTCACAGAGTTTGCATTACACCTTTCAGTGTAATGGCGCAAATTTACGCTGTTCTAGACTTTTCAAAATCTTCACATAAGCAGATTCTCTATCTCTTCCGGCAGTGTCTACAGCCTCAAGTGTGTTAGAAACTTGGGCAGCTTGTGCTGCGATTTGGTGCGTATTTGATAGCAAAATGTTCACTTGAGGGCGTTAATCTCAAGCCGTTCTTTCAAACTGCTATGGCTCTCACCATAGTTCAGACTATATCACCATCCTGTAAGGATGCTCTGCACTTCCACTCACTTGAGTGTACTCCCATTTGGGATAGTCGTTGCACCTTCCTATTTCTAGGCTTGGCTCATGATTGCCCTCGACTTTACGTTAGGGTGTTCCATGAATTCACAGAGTTTTCGAAATGTATTACTACATTAAGCCGCCATATCATAACGGACTGTCGCTGAAGGATTTACATAGCTGAAGTCAGCCCCTTCATTAACATGGTTGTCATCGGCTGCTGCTGCTAACTCTTGGACTTGCCAATCGTGTGAAACAGCTTTGGTTACTTCTTTTTGTGCGTTGGAAAACACAGGTGTCTCATCAGGGTCAATCCTATAGATTACGTCTGACAAGTCTTCCCTCTGCCCAATCGCATTTGCGGTTGCATAGGTTGCCATTTTATTTTCTCCTAAATAGCTACTTGGTTAAAAGATATTCGACAGCAGCATCTCTACTGGCTGTCTTTTTCAGCTTTGTCCAAGCGTCCTTCTTTGCCTTGTCTTGTACATTTGTACGAGGCTTGGGCTGTCCAGCCTTCACCATCTTAGGCGCAGTAACCACTTTCTTTTTCACGACA